TTTCAGAACTAATAAATGAGTAAAGAAAAATGTATTAAATGCAGAATTACAGAAGCCACAATAAAATACAAAAAAGAGTTTTACTGCATGATTTGTTACATGAGTACAAAATCAAAAGATGAAGATAATCAAAGAGCAAGAAAAGGCAAAGATACAAAAGATTGAGTTCACTAGGTGGGATTTAATTAAACTTGAACAAGCTTTAACTGAATACTGCTTGTGTAAGGAACTATTGGAGTACAGGGACACAGATAGCATAGCTGTTTACCCCTCACTTAAAAAAATTAGACGAAAATTAGGCATAGTAAATAAAGATGGCACAAAAAAAATTATATAATATTATTTATGCAGACCCAGCTTGGTCTTATAATGGTAAGTTACCGCAAAGAGCTAAAGTTCAACATTATCCTGTAATGGAAAATAATGATATTTGTGCTTTGCCAGTTAAAGATATGACTGCTGACAATTGTGTTCTGTTTATGTGGGCTACTTTTCCATTATTGCAGCAAGGTTTAGATGTAATAAAAGCTTGGGGCTTTGATATTAAAACTTGTGCTTTTGTTTGGGTAAAAGTTAATAAAAGAACTGATACAAACCAAGCATCGTTTTTTCCAGTTGATTCATTTGACAGCTTTTGGGGCATGGGGTCTTGGACTAGAAGTAATGCTGAAATATGTTTGCTTGGTACTAAAGGCAAACCAAAAAGATTAGCCAAAAATATACACCAAGTAATCTATGAGCCTATAAGAGAACACAGTCGCAAACCTGATTGTATTAGAGATAAAATTGTGCAGCTTTGTGGCGATTTGCCTAGATTAGAAATGTTTAGCCGAACTGTAACTCCTGGATGGGATTTGTGGGGTAATCAAACTGATAAATTTAAAACAACTAAAACAATAAAAGAGGGTAACAAAATACAAATATGAGTTGGACTTTTGAAAAGGTTAATGTTGATTTGCTAGACAATAAATTACTTACAGCTAATGAAAAGCTTATTGTAATACTTTGTAAAAGATTTGAACATAGTCCCAATGGCATAAGATTAAGCCATAAATATTTAATGCAAAGAACTGGTATTAAAAGTAAACGCACACTTGTTAAGTGTATGGATCGATTAGTTATGTTTGGTTACTTTGCCTATTTCCAGCCACAAAAAAATCGGCCTAACATTTTTACTTTTGATAAAAAATTAAAGCAGCAGTTTATTGCTAAAAACCTTGCTAGACGAAAAGCATTAAGTACAGCTATGAAAAAAGTTAAAGGCAAAGGGGTCAGGCATAAGTTAGTGGATAATAATGTGGTTAAGTTAAAGTTCACAAATCCTGGAGGTACAAAAAGTTAATGTTGGGGGTGCATCTATGTACCTGTATAGAGAGATATTAAATAGAACTAATATGGATGATGATAAAAATAATAAGTTGGTAACTATAGATTATAAACAGTTTATTAAAAAACTACAAAAGAAAACAAGCTTTCCTTATTCAAGAGCAGTACATAAAAGAAAAATAGATAGAAAAGGCTACGATTTACAAAAACAAATAAAACAAAAAAGGCAGCAGTTATCTACGGAGAGTTTCGGGCATTACCTGGATGACCAAATAAAAGATAAAGCATCTAAAGATGAATATGCAGCTGGAGGTGCTTACAAAGCTATGTTGAAATTGTTTAGGGATGCCAAAGCTGAACAGGTTAATGAGGATGCAGAGTACAGTAAAAAATTAAAGAAGTTTTTTAAGGGTAATAATGATTGAGCTTAAAACCCCTGTTAAAATACAAGATTTAGATAATTACTTAGGCATTGCTGCATTTGTCGATAAACACTTACCAAAAGTTAAGTATGGGCGATGTGGGGCTATGTATCAAATACTTGAGATAGTTCCTGATATTAATGAACATAGCTATTATCACAAACAACCTATTAAGATTACACCAACTTCAAGGCAAATAGCTATTTACGACTTTGTAGCTGTTGCTATGTTAAAAGCTACACCTGAAGATAGATTACTAATATATAAACGCAACTTTCCAAGACGCAAAAGCTTTAGACAAATTAAAAGGGAGGGTTGGTTACATTGGAGTCATACAACAATTGCACACAAATACAAACTAGCATTATCAACTGTCTGTTCTATTATTAACAAGCATGGAATAAATTATTTTAAGTAAGACTTTACAAGTTGCACTTTTTACTGCATTAAAAAACTATAATGGATATTCTACATCTTGTAGAATAGTTGTTATCGAATCTATTAGGGCTATCTTATTTTTCATTTATATCCTTTCAATAGCCCTAATAACCTAACAATTAATTAAATCTTTTTTTAAGTTTAGACTCAATAGCTTTTCGTATAGGAAACTCATAAACATTATATGGTTTCTTATTTAAGCTACCGAAAGTGCTTGATAGCTTGACATTTTTATAGCCAAGCTTTTTAAACACTTCAAAAATACACCAGTTTTTAGCTTTCATATTTCCTCCATTGTTACCGAATCTACAATAGATGATAACTGATATGCAACCAAATACAACCCAAAATATACACAGAATTTACAACATTTATGGCCAATAAAACAAAGTACAGCAAACAACTTATTAACGATATTTGTGCTGAACTTGCACAAGGTAGATCGATTCGTTCTTGTTTAAGCCCAGTTAATAAAAAGGAAGATAGACCTTGTTGGGAAACTTTTAGAACTTGGTTAAATAAAAACCCTGAAGTTAGGGAACAATACACACAAGCCAAAAGCGATGGCATTGAGTATTTATTAAGTGATTCAGAGGATGTTATTAAAGAAGCATTGGCTAATAGTAAGTTAAAGGAGAAGACGGATCTAGGCCAAACACATTTAATTAAAGCTTATTTAGATTTAAATAAGTGGAAGTCAGAAAAATTAAGCCCAAAAGTTTATGGAAAACAATCTGATTCACTAACATTATTAGGTAAAGATGCTAGTATTCAGGTTAAATGGCAGAAGTAATGCTAGGTTCAATTTAACTATAAGTATTGTAATTGCTTATATTGTTGTGAGTCTTGCACAAACATAGCATTGATAGTGTTATAGTAGTTGATGTTGCCTAAATGTTCACAACCTACAGTTTAGTTAGTAATTGGTTAGTGCATAGTTAGTGCAAACATTAATTTTATAAGGATAAACAGCTGCACCTATTGATTGTTTACCAATAGGAATTGAATCTTTAATTAAATACTAGGAAAAGGGGGGATTTTAAGGCGACCCACACCCCAAACTCATTTGACCCACAGTAATATTAGAATGGGACTTACAAACAATTAAATAAAGGAACACATTATGGCAAATACATTTTATGAAAAGTTCGGCAATAAAAAGCTTTTAGAAGATAACGAAAAAAGAACTAAAGCAGCTATGAAAAAAATGACAGGATCTGTGGCAGAAGCAGAAGCTAAAATGATGGCAAAAGAATATGTGCCAACTGGCGGAATGAATCCAATGTCAGACAAAGAATTAGAGTACTTAAAAAGTTTAATGATAAAGGCAGATTAATGCCCAAAGATAAATTTCACACAGCAATTGTTTATGTAATGGAAAACAGTAAATCCGTATTAGTCCATTTTGGGGGCTTTGAGGATTGCCATGAAGCTTACAGCTTTAGTGACCAGCTCATAGAAGATTTAAACATCGAAAAATTAAATATACCTCAAGATCGCACTTTGCATTAGGGGGGTTTTGTTTTTTTATGCCACAAGTCGTTATTCCATATAAGCCAAGAGAATTACAAAATTTTTTGCACAAAGAAATCGATAAGCATCGGTTTAGTGTTTTGGTCTTGCACAGGAGAGCTGGTAAAACAGTATTAACAATAAACCACATGATTAAGGCCTGTTTAACAAACAAGCTTACAAATCCTAGATACATATTTTTAAGCCCTTATAGAATTCAAGGTAAGGCAACAGCATGGGATTATTTAAAAACTTTTGCTGGTAAAATTCCAGGCACAAAATTTAATGAGTCTGAATTGCGGTGCGATTTTATTACAGGCGGTAGGATTACTATTGTCGGTGCAGAAAACGAACAAGCTTTAAGAGGTTTAAGTTTAGATGGGGTGGTGTGTGATGAATACCAAAATGTAAAGCCAACCTTATTTCCTGAAGTAGTGCGACCAGCATTGGCAGACCGAAAAGGGTGGTGCATATTTATTGGTACTCCAAAAGGTAGAAATAACTTTTACGAAATTCACAAAACGGCCAAAAGTAAAAAAGATTGGTACACTTGCGTTTTTAAAGCTAGTGAAACAAACATATTAGATCAAGAGGAGTTAGACGCAGCCAAAGAGGTCATGTCACAAGATTTGTACGAACAAGAATTTGAGTGTTCGTTTCAAGCTGCAATAACTGGTTCTTATTATGGTGGTATCATAGAGCAATTAGAAAAAGAAAAAAAAATTTCCGAAATACCTTATGATGATAATTTAGACACAGAGGTTTGGTGGGATCTTGGTATGAACGATTCTACTTTTATATGGTTTGTGCAAAGGTACAAAGGCGAAATTAGATTAATTGATTATTATGAAAATAGCGGTCAAGGTTTAGATCACTATGCTCAAATTATACAAAACAGGGGTTATGAGGTTACTAAACATATTTTACCCCATGATGTTAAAGTAAGAGAGTTAGGAAATTATGGGAAAACAAGACTAGAGAGTTTATCGGAGTTGGGTATTATTGGCGAAATAGCACCCAAGCTATCTATAGAAGATGGTATTGAAGCGGTCAGGCAATCGTTACCTAATTGTTGGTTTGATAAAAATAAATGTCAAAAAGCTATTGAGTATTTAAAAGCCTATCAAAAAAAATGGGATGAACATAATCAATGTTTTAGGAATAAACCCCTACACTCATACGCATCTCATTGTGCAGATGCTTTTAGAACTGGGATTGTGGGGCAAGGGGCTAATACCTCTAATTGGAAAAAACAAATACCAGTAAATACAAATTATATAGTTTAATATGGCAAAATTATCAGAACAAGAATTAAAAGCAATTATCAATAAAGAAATAACTAATTCACAATCTTTTTTAGGTGGCGAATTATCTGAACAAAGACAAAAGTCTTTAGAGTATTATTTAGGCGATAAGCTAGGCACAGAAATAGATGGTCGATCACAAGTGGTATCAACTGATGTATCAGATACTATTGAAACAATATTACCAAATTTATTAAGAATTTTTACAGCTTCAGATCAAGTGGTTAAGTGTGAGCCAGTAAATTCTGAAGATATTAAATTAGCAGACCAAGTTACTAATTATATTAATTATATTTTTTACAAAGACAATCCAGGTTTTGAAATTTTATATACTTGGTTTAAAGATGCTTTATTAGAAAAAAATGGCATAGTTAAAATTTACTGGGATGATAGTCAAACAGTAGAGCAAGAAACATACGAAAACCTAAACCAAGAAGAATACGCATTATTAATGCAAAGCGATAATGTTGAGTTGGTTTCTAAAGAGGAGTTTGTAGATGAAAAAGCGGTTAAAGAAATTCAAAAGCTTCAAGCTATTGCTGAACAACAAGGTGAGACTCTTGAAGTTGAAGTTCCGAAACTATGTAACGCAATTATTAAACGATATTCAGGATTTGGCAAAATAAAAATTGAAAATATTCCACCTGAAGAGTTTTTAATTAAGTCAGATGCTAAAAGCATAGAAGATTCTAATTTTGTAGCTCACAAAGTTTACAAAACAAGATCAGACTTAATTCAAATGGGTTACGATAAAGATGTTGTTGATAGTTTAGTAGCCTCAAAAGATGAAGTTTATAATTCAGAAGAATTAGCTAGGTTTAATGGTTTAGCTGATGCACCTAGAGATGATGCTACAGATTCTTCAACTGAAGAAGTTGAGGTGTATGAGTGTTATATAAAATTAGATTTTGATAATGATGGTATTAGTGAATTAAGAAAAGTAATTGTTGCCGGTAGCAATAGTTATGAGGTGTTGGAAAATATGCCTTGTGATTTTAATCCTTTTTGTAGTTTAACACCAATACCAATGCCACATAGATTTTTTGGTAGATCAGTATCTGAATTAGTAGAGGATGTGCAATTAGTTAAATCAACTGTTATGCGTCAATTGTTAGATAATATGTATTTAACAAATAATAACAGAGTTGCGGTAATGGATGGGATGGTCAACCTTGACGATTTATTAACGTCAAGACCAGGCGGTATTGTTAGAACAAAACAACCACCACAACAAGTAATGTTTCCGATGCAATCCCAAGCTATTAGCCAACAAGCTTTTCCGTTACTTGAATATTTAGATACAGTAAGAGAATCTAGAACAGGTGTTACAAGATACAGTCAAGGTTTAGATGCAGATAGCTTAAATAAAACTGCTACTGGAGTTAATACGTTAATGAGTCAAACTCAAATGCGTATGGAACTTATAGCAAGAATTTTTTCTGAAACAGGTGTTAAGCAATTGTTTAGAAGAATATTTGAGTTAAGTGTTAAGTATCAAGATAAGGAAAGAATTATAAACTTAAATAATGAGTTTGTACCAGTAAGGCCTACTGAGTGGAAAAATAGATATAATATTTCTATTACAGTTGGATTAGGGTCAGGCAGTAAAGAACAACAATTAATTATTATGAATAATGTTCTTGAAAAACAAATTCAAGCTTGGCAATTACAAGGTGGAAGAGAATACCCAATGGTATCTCTAAAAAACATTTATAACAGTTTAGCAAAAATAATAGAAAATGCTGGCCTTAAAAATGTTGAAAATTACTTTACTAATCCTGAAGTGGGTATGTCAATGATGACCCCACCGCCACCACCTCCTATTACACCAATTGAAAAAATTGAGATGACTAGGATTGATGCTGAAAATAAACGAAAACAAGCTGACCTTGAATTACAAATGAAAAAACTACAAAGCGATAATGCTTCAAATGTTTTAGAGTTTGAAACTAAGGTTAAAGAATTAGAATTAAAATACAACACACAACTAGATGCTGCTAAAATAAAGGCTGATGCCGATATTAATAAAATTATAGTATCTAATGCTTCTAAAGCTTTTAATGCTGCACAACAATCAACTGAACAATTAGAACAGGAGATAGGCAAAGCTAATGCAGACGGAAAAGAGCAAGTTACAAAAGGAAGTAAGTAAGTCAAACGACGCACAAGCTATTATTGAAAGTCCTTTATTTAAAGACTCAATAAAAAAATTAAAAGAATTATATACTGACAGTTTATTTAAAACTGGTGTCAATGAGGAAAAGACAAGAGAGAAATTGTGGTTAGCTTACCAAGTAGTAGGTAAGGTAGAACAACATTTTAAAGAATTAGTTGAAACAGGTAAACTAGCTTCTAAACAATTAGAAGATTTTAGAAAAGCTGAACAACAAAAGAAATTTTAATCACCTACGATTAAAATAGGTCAACCCATTTAGGGAACTTAAACTAAAACAGGAGAACATAATGTCGGAAAATTTAGCCAATCCTTTATCGGAAGCAAAAACTGATGTAGATAAAGCTGCTGATAGCATATCAGGTTTATTGAATCCACAAGCGGAAGAAAAAAAACCTCAAGCTGAAGCAGAAACAACACAACAAGAAACTCAAGAACAACCACAGGAATCTTCAACAGAAGAACAATCTGAAGTTCAAGAGCCAAAAGAAGAAACAGAAGTAGAATCGCAAGAGGAAACTTCTGAAGAACAAGAAGTAGCATCTCAAGAAGAACAAGATGAGATTCCACAGGAACAGAATTCCACCTACAAGGTAAAAGTTGCTGGTCA